TATATCAGGAACTTACGATTCCTTTGACTTTAACAATGGTATATTAGATGCGTGGGCGGTGGTGAATCATAATAGTGGTCCGGGCACACAGGCAATTTTAAATGGAGTTCCGGCATTTGTTGGAATAACCAGTCTAGCAGGGCCAGTGGCCAACTTTGATTTAGCCAATATAGAAAACCCAATGCGTCCCAAACGACAGCAATGGTTAAATAATTTGGCTTATACTGAGTGGACTATTGACGAAATACAGCAGGGGCTGCCAATCAAATTACTCTTGTCCAAACTAAGTTAGATTTTGATCCAGCCACGGTAATACTAAATCACGTTGTCGTACTTGCCCATTTTTAAAAAATATGGGATTTAATGTTTGTAAGCTGTGTGCCAGGCTTTCTTCAGAATTTGCAAAAACTGTTGGTGTCATATTTGTATATCTTCCATGCCGGCTGTGCGCAAACGAACAATATGCCCCATTTGCCATTGTTTGGTATCAAGGCCTTTCATGATACCCAGCCACTTGTTGCGCAATAGAGCCACTTCGTTGATGATAGTTTCAAAGTCGATAACCTCATCCTCGCCATCTACATATTTTTCGGCATCCCGTGCTGTCAAGGCACGAGCATATCCTTCAAGATACTTTTGAAAATGGCGTCTGCGGATTTTGCGTAACTGTATGTTAAGAAAATTAAGCACTGCTTCGATCTCTTGTAGCTGATTAAATCGATGTTCAGTCACGCCGGGAAGTTCTTTGATGTTGATTTCAACATAGCCGCCAATTCGACATTCTTTTTTGGCTTCACTTAGCTCGTGTTCATAGTGCTGAATAAAGTCAGGAATTTTGCCAAGGTCGGAGACGACTCGGTTATACCACATCAGTTTTCCCAGTCGTCTTCGAGATAATCTTCTTCAGCTTCTTCCTCAATATCTTCTTCATCTTCATAGTTTTTGTCGTTGTCAAGATAAGAAGTTAGTGCACGTTTGATATCACCATCGCCCTTAAAAGCGTTGCGAATATCTTCAACATCACTGTCGTGATCAATTAGCACAGCAACCACAGTTTCGGCAGCTTCTGCACGATCCACTGTGTTTACAAAACGTTTGAGTTCAGTCCACAACTCACTTACTACGGTTTCAGTCATTCCGCATCCTCCTCAACTGTAGTTACCTCGGCCTTTTGATTTGCAAAGTCTTTCATCACAGTGTCAAGACAATCGTCATCGTTCTTTTCCCAGGCTTTGCGAAACTTCTTGATAATCTCGCCAGCACTTGTGGTAAACACAAGACTGTTACCTTCACGTTTGAGCAAGTTTTTCTTTTCAATTAGATCTACTAAACCTGAGTATGGGCTCATGCCTGTTGTGTAGGGAATCTTGACCTGCACGCCTTCAAAAGGTTTAGCATAGCGTGTTTTCATAACTTTACAGCCTGCACGGATACCGTTGACTTCGGATACCTTGTTACCGTCTTCGTCTTCTTTGAGCTTCATCTTCTTCATAGCCACCACAATTGAACTGGCATAGATAAAGCCTTGACCGCCTGAAATTTTGTCATCGGGGTCAAACATGTCCTGACTAGCATAGGTATGGTTGGTACAAACTAGACCCACGTTGTAACTGCCAAACATGTTCACACAGTTACGAACAAGTGCTGTTAGTGCTTTGGGCTTGCGACCCAAGTCACCTTTCATTTCACCTGCTTCAAACTGGTTAACGTCAGTTGGGGTCAACAACATACCTAACGAATCAATAACAAACAATACTTTAGGACGTTCACCATCTGGTAATGCTTTGTAATCGCTCATGAATGTTGAAATTGTTTTGGCAACATCATCAATCATGGCCATTGATAACTTGAGCAATTTGCTGTTGCTAGTGTCAACTCCTAGATCTTTAAGCCATTGTTCATCTAACGCATTTTCACTATCAATTAACACTACAAAGATACCTTGCTCCTGTGCGTGTTTAACAATGTTGCCTGAACAGATATAACTTTTGCCTGCGCCCGAATCGCCAGCAAACACAGTGACTTTGCCTAGCGGGATTCCACGGTTAAAATCACCTGAGATCAAATAGTTCAAGGCGTAGTTGCCAGTTGAGATCCAGTCAGTAGGATCGTTAAAGCCAATACTTAGGCCGTCGATACTTTTTGTAATTTCTTTACGAAATTTTGATACGTCAAAGGGTTTGCCCATGAATAATTCCTTGTTAAGTTATGTTAATTTTACACTATTAATGCTAAATTTCCTAGTGGAAGTTTGCCATATCTTTGGGCTTATAGCCAAAAACTTCAATGCATTCTGTTTTTATGTTGTCCGGCAACTGATGAAAATTTTCTTCACAGTAGCAGTCTGGCCATGCAGAATCTTTGATTTGGTAGTAAAACAACAACCAATTATGGCGCTCAAGGCACAGTGGTATCATATTAAAAATATTAATATTAGGATTTATCAAATCACGTAAATTTTGATATTGTTTAAAAGTTTGCTGAACTAGGCTGTGTAATAATTTAGCATTGTGGTCAACATCTTTTGAAACCTGAGTAGGATCAATGTTGGTTAGCCAATGCTTGGTATTTTTAACCACTGCGTCAAATCGTTGATCTTCATCTTCGATGGTGTCATAGTATTGGACTGGCAAATAATTTTCAAATGTTCTAAATCCATATGCTTTGAGAATTTCCAATGATCGTGGATAACCAGCAATGATAAAGGGCTGATGATTAGCTATTGTAATCCAAGTTTTTTCGGTTATTAGCGGTTGATTAATCCACAATGTTTCGCTTACAACTCTAAACAATGTGCCAGAGTATATATTGGTATCAAATGGGTACCCACAATAATGATAATTAGAGTCCATGGTGGGTTGAATATTGTCAACTTGTCTCGCATGTTGATTTAAAAATAACTCAGCTTCGCTATCAGTTGTGCCTGGTAAAAACTTTTTTAATTTGAGTTTTTTGTCTGGGTTAAAAAATAGTGACCACTCACATTGGGGCAGTAGCCCAGCTTGATAAAATTTATACAATAGTCCCACACGATTTGTTCGGTCCGCTTTTCCGTTTAAAAATAAAAATTTTGTTGCCGCGGAGTTCCATTTAGAGCTTACACTAGAAACTTTAAATTCGTCGATATAAAAATGCAACAACAACAAATCTATATTAATGCTGTGTAAAGTATTTCCTAATAACTGATTGAGTTTGGTGCTGTACCCAAACCCTGGCATTAACATCCAGTAAATTTTATTGGGAATATTACAATTTAATATTGCATTAATTTGAGTCAACAATTTATCTTCGGAGATGTATTCTACAGCCCAGAACAATATGGGATCATCGGTTGTTATTGACTTTAGCTGTGATTGATCAAAGCCAAATAAATTAAAGGCATAAGGATAAGGCACAGTGGATGGCAGCATAGTGAGATATTTACCTAGCATATTATTCAAAATAAATATCGCACTATGGTACAAGAATTCAACAATCTACTCAGCTCCACCGAGATACAACAAATGTTAGACTATCATTATGTTGATGACGATCGAACTGATGCTCGTCCGGATGTGCGCAGTAAGCACCCAAGGTGGGATCAAGACATATGGCCACAGCATGTTATCAAACAATGTTTGGATGCTGTACTAGATGAGCCGTATGTTGTTGAAGAAGTTGTTTGCAATGAACAAAAAACCACAGCATTTAGAATACATGCCGATAGTGGTGATGGAAATCAAAACGAATTGTACAAAGCCGTACTAATTCCGCTTGCGTTCGAGAGCAATTCTCACACTGTTTTTTTCAACAACTATTGGTTTGGAAAAACTAGTAAATTCAGTCGAGATGACATTTCACCATTTCGTTATAATCTAGTGGGCAAACACCAAATTATACATGAGGTGGCCGACATCAGAGAGTTGTTAAAACTTTGCTATTCTGATCCAACATCCGTAATAGAGTTTGAAGTTGATAGAAATTTTATTGCCATGCTCAGTGACTTAGTTGAAAAACGTTCCGGCAACGGTCTAGGACCAGTTGATAATCGCACATCTGATTACATAAATGTTTTAAATTTTTTGCCCGGGGTTGCGTTTGATAGCACAATCAGAAAAAACTATCTAAAACATCTTAGTGAACAAACACTAGAAGGTCTTAGTCTAGACCGTGTGGTATCTTGGGCTATAGGAAATGTCATAGTGTTTGATCGTCAACAACTACATTGCGCCAGCCATTGTCATAGCCAAAAAATTGGACTTACTATATTCACTCGTCGCAAGTTGTAACGCAACGCCAATATCTATTTTTTCTTTGATAGTGGTAGGCCACTTTAATAAATTGATCGTCACTGGTGATTGACTGATCCCAATGATTGATCACAATGTCTCCATTGGGCAATCCCAATACAGTCTTGATCAACTCATTGCTATACTGTTGTTTCATTGGATATTGCTGTTGCCAGTCCACACAAAGATTCATATTAAGATCAACCAGCTCTGCGCACTCGAGGCCATATACATCAAATAAAAATTCAGTTAGGCATTGTTGAAACTCTTTACGATTTCTATGAACAACAACAGATGTAGCTGATTTAAATTCCCAGTATATTTCATCTGTGCCACTAACACGTCTACCCCATACTGCATCATTTTCAAACACATCTTTAATAGCTTGTACCGTGTTAGCGTGTTCAGTTGCCACAAGATTGCGTTCACTTTCAAAATATCTCATCCACTCAACAACAAAATCAATTTCAGCCACACCGTGTACTTTTCGTAGATAATTCATGACATGGTGTGCCCAGCCATAAAAATATAAAACTACTATCCAATGAGATACCATGTGTCCTGATATCATTTCGTCAAATGATATTTGATCGGTACTTCTGACTACGTCAACTTTTTCAACAATATAAGATTCAGGATCTGCTATTTCTAACCAAAATGTATCCAATGGCAAATATTGTGTTTCAAGATTGTGATGTTGTCTAAATTCAGGCTGGCCCATGGGAGCATTGTGTGTTAGCACCAATGGATGTACCATGAGAAAATCTCGTTGTCCTAGATCAATTAAATGCTGTATCCCACGTTTGAATGTTGTTAAGGTTTCTCCGGGCAAGGGCCAAATCAACTCACTGTAAGTCGGTACGTTGTTTTTATAGTAAAATTGCATGGCATCATAGGTGGCGCCATCTTTGATATTAAATCTAGCAACTGCATCCAAGGTAACTGTATCCATGCTTTGCATAGCAAACGTCACACCTTTAAACAGTCTAGTGCTGGCCACATGATCCAACATCACAATACGTTGCACACGATCAGGATTGTTTTTTGCCCAAGTTACATCCCAAAACTTAGGATATCCTGTGCTCTTCTTAGTATCAACTACCCATTGAGTGATTTCAAAATCTCGTTCAAACAATCCCCAATTACTATCGCACACACTAACATACTCTATTTGTCTTTGTGATAACCATTCAATTTCCTTGCGTATCCGGTTCAAGCTAAACAGTTTGGTCTTGTTCCAGTAGTCATCACCAATATCACAAAAAGCACAATGGTATGGACAACCACGCATGGTTTCGTAAGTCACTTGCCAATTAAATTTTTGATTGTGTTTGGACTCGTAACTGTCCATGATCCAATCATAAAATCCCTCAAGTATTGGACTGGGCAACTCATCTAATTGTGCAGTTCTTGGGGGGTCGGACAACTGTTGAGTTAGGGATGTGACTACTCCGGGCAATTGCGTCAAGTCCTCAATTGACTCACCTAACAATATTTTCTCTAGTAATTGTTCATTTTCTCCCAACACAGCAATATCAAACCAAGGATGTTTTCTAACAAAATCAACGTCATGCTTGGTAATTTGCGGCCCGCCGACTACAATAACACAACTGGGCCAACGTGTTTTAACTTTTTTAGCAAGCTCTTGATTAAATTCCCAATTCCAAACATAACAACTCATGGCCATAACATCGGGTGCCGAATCAAACTCATTTAACCAATGGTTGATATTGACTTTTTCAATCAGTACCTGTTGAACTTGCCATTGACTGGCAACCACGGGGTTTTTCTTTGCGGTCAACCACTGATAGCTAATGGCCAATGGCAAGAATTTGTTTGGGCCATAGTTGTCAACTACTTGTACTAGACAGATATTTTTCATTCTAGGACTATTAAACTTGAGCAAGTATATGA